ACGTCTTGGGTTCGTAGCGCAGCACCTGATACGAGAGAACGCCGTCCTCGTCGTAGTATTCGTACACCTTGGACAGCCACTCACGCGGCTTGAGGCTTTCGTGTTTCTGGCGCGGGATGCCAAATTCTCGCTCCAAAATTTCCGGCACCGACCTGAACCCCGCGCCATGCTCGCGGCGCACAAGGTCGATGACACCGCCACCTTCCTTCAGTTCGAAGTCATACCATGTGCCCTTTCTCAGATCGACCGACCTGCTGCCGTGTGTGCCCCAGCGCAGTTCCGCGCCATGCTTGCCGGTCGGCTCTCCCCAGTAGTGGCGCGCGACTTGCTCCATGTATGCTGAAATATTTTCCGTCATCTCGTCTCATCTCCCGAATAGAAAGGGGGCGGCACGATACGCTTGCCGCCCCCTCCCGCGCAACTAGAACAGATCGTCGTCGTCTGCCGTTGCGCTGCTCGTCGGCTGGGCCACTGCGCCCGGTTCGGGAGCGAGACCAAACGCATCCGGGGGAGAGACCCACCCGACGATTTTCCAATCAGGGACCTTGAACCGCAGTTCACCCTGCGGCGTGTTGATCTTGATCGTGGTCGTGCCGACGATCTCAACCAGTGCCATCTTCCCGGCGTTGGCCTTCGACTCCGCCTCGTACGTATCGTGCAGAGATGACATCGCATTCAGCACGGTTTTGGCACTGGAGGACAGTTCGCGCAGCCCCAGATCGTCGCTGTATAGGCGCAAACGAAACGCCTGCTTGTGATCGTCGGTCGGCTTGGCGGGCAGCTTCTCGCCCACCTTGACCATCTGGAAGTCGGGGGCCGTGCCTGCAAAGGACAGCCAGCCAACCTCAATGTTGCCGAGGTCCATAACGGCCTTCATCGGCAACGCCACCTCAGTCTCGTCGTTCTCCCAGTCACCAGATGCGTTTTGATACCTGTCGGTGCGGATCATGTCGCCCGCTTTCGCGTCCCATTTCAGCCGGGGCGTAAAGTTACGACCGCCACCAGCGCCGCCTTCGTTTTCAAATCCGAGTCCCATTCTAACATCCTTTCATCGGTTCAATCCTTCCATCAGCCGGAAGGCTGCTATCGGCCAGAAGGCGCAAGGCTCTATATCTGCCGGGTCTTCCCGGTCAGTCCTTCCGCCCATGCCGATCTCGTATGGGGTGGAAAAATCCAGCACCCCTAATTTGTCTCGCCACAGCACGAACAGCTTGCATGGAAGCCCCGTGATGAGCGTCAATTTCTGCGCCTCGACGGCCTTTCCCAGCGCGAGCATATATGTCGGGTAAGTCGTGCTGTCGCAGGACCGACCCTTGATCTCCGCGAACCCGACACACTCGCCATCGCGGAACAGCACGGCGTCCAGCCTATACGCGCGCGGCATATGGTGCGGCTCGTATCCTCGCTGGCGCAGCCACTCGTAGATGCGCTTCTCTTTCCTTGCGGTGCGTTCGTTCTCGTAGATGGGCCTCACGACAGTAGCTCCCGCGCGACCATGCACCATGTCCTGAAAGTCATGTCCACGTTGTATGACCAGTCATAATGATGCTCGCCGTTTGTTATTTGCACAAAGGCTTCGACCGGCACCCGCACGGTGATAGGCTTGCGGTCAAAGCGATAGACCAGCGCGGGCAGCAACTTCGCCGCGTCAGCAGCCGCGCATACCTGATCCCACCAAGCCTGCTGGACCGCGCCGTCCTTGTATCGCTTGCATTCGATTACGAAGGGGAAAGCCGCATCGACTGGACGCAGATCGCCCAGATCGCTCTGCCTGTATTGCTCGATCTCGCGCTTGAACTGGATGCCGAGTTCATCCATCAGCATCCCGGCGACCTCGCGCTCAAACGCAGCGCCCTTCTGTCTGCCGCCGCCCGGCCTCACGATCCCCGCCGCGCCGCGTCGATCATGCGGTCCAGATCGCTTTCCGCCTGATGCCCGCGCTTGCGAAGCTCCTCGTCCAAAATTTCGTCAGCCAACGCCGCCATTGAGCGATGCGGCGAGCGGTCCAACGCTTGCTGTAGCATCTCGATGGTCGTGGCGCGAAGCCTCAGCGTCGTCGCCCTGATATCAGACATATGCTTTCCCCGTAAAAAAAATGCTGCAACCGGGTTGATATCACTTTGACGTCGGACTACATATAGGACGTTAAGCGGACGGGAGACGAACATGAACTACATCGCATACTATCGCGTATCGACGCAGAGACAGGGCCAGAGCGGCCTCGGCCTTGAGGCGCAGCAAGCCGCTGTTGCTTCGTATAATATAGTCGCTTCGTACACAGAGGTGGAATCCGGCAAGAGAAACGACCGGCCCAAGCTGGCCGAGGCGCTGGATGAATGCAAGCGCACCGGGGCAACACTTCTGATTGCGAAGCTGGACCGCCTCGCCCGCAACGTACACTTCATTACCGGCCTGCTGGAAAGCGGCGTCCCGCTGGTCGCTGCCGATATGCCAGAGGCTGATCGCACCTTCTTACAGATGGCGGCTGTGTTCGCCGAGTGGGAGGCGCGCAAGATTTCCGAGCGGACCAAGGCAGCCTTGGCCGCGAAGAAGGCACGGGGTTTCAAATTGGGTACGCCCAATCCCCGTGCTGGTGGTTTACGCGCCACCGCCCACAAGCGAGAACGCACCCGCCTTGTGGCACAGAAAGTCGGGGGCACGATCCGTGACCTCCGCAACGCTGGCCGTACATACGCCCAGATCGCAGAGAACTTTAACGCCATCGGCGTTGAGACTGCCTTGGGCGGCGCATGGTACGCCAGCACAGTTCGTAATATTGACAAAATGGAGATGGAAAATGGTCGGTAAACTTACACCTGATAACATCGTGTCGGCGTCAACAATCCCGGCGCTGATGGGGTTCAACCCCTACCAGACGAAGAACGATCTGTTGAAGCAGTGCATCGAGGCAACGGAAGGCACATATGTTTCTGACTTTCGAGGCAACGAAGCTACCCACTGGGGCAACACTTTGGAGCCAGTCATTCTCACACAAGCCGTCAATCGGCTGGGGCTAGTGAACGTGGAGATCGACGTGGACCACGCGATCTTTCACCCCACGCTGGCGCTTGCCTGCTCTCTTGATGGTCGCGGCGAAGGCAGCGGCACTATCAACACCAGCACAGAAAATGGCATCTATTGCGTGAACGCACCGCACATCGACATCAGTGGCATGGGATGCTTGGAGAGCAAGCTGACTCGCGCGATACCGGAGGCACAGCCCGCCCCTTATCGCGGGCCGTGGCAGCTTCAGGCGCAGATGATGTGTACCGGCTGCACATGGGGCGCGGTCTGCGTCCTTTATCAAGGCATCGAGATGCGCGTGTTCGTGTATCAGGCCGATGCCAAGATGCAGGACATAATTGCAGGGGCCGTGCGCGAGTTCGAGCGGCGCAAGGAAGACCGCGACTGGTACCCAATCCTGACCAGCGCCGATGGCAACACCGCATATTCGCGCGTTGATGAGGACGCTCACGACATCGACCTGAGTGTGCATAGTGAAGGCGAGTTCTTTCTGCGTCAGCTTGTCGATGCCAAGTGTGCCAAGGCGACAGCGGAGGCGCAGATAGATGAGGCGGAGGCCGCGCTCAAGGAGATCATGGGTAGCCATGAGAAGGCGCACGGCGCGGTCGGGAACGTGCAGTACAGCGTGTCATGGCCGCAGCGTGTATTCAAAGCGCAGCCAGAAAAGATAACACCAGCGAAGCCTGCTCGTGTCGTGCGGCAGCAGACGCTTACCGTGAAGGAGATGTGATGGTAGCTTTTAGGAAGTACACACTGGAAGAAGCAAACGAAATGTGTGACCTGATGGATGCGGGCTGCACCGCCAGCGAGGTCGCCGCCAAATACGGCATCACAAAAGGCGCGCTGCTGGGGCTGCGTAATCGCATCGGACGCAGTGCGAAGATATCGGAGGCGTCGACAATGAAGCCGACCAAGCCGTGTTTGCGGTGCGGCAGCTACACACCGCGCGACCCGGCCATGCGTATATGTGACCCGTGCAAAGCCAAGGGATGCTTTAGCGGCATTGCCGCAGCTTACTGATGGAGGATAATATGATTAACCTGACTCGCGTCCAGATGGAGACGTACAATGCCATCGCCCAGTTTATCAACGAGAACCACCGCCCGCCTAGCCGTAGGGAATTGGCGAAGGCGATGGGCAAGGGCAGATC